TTTACGCATTTTTATACACTTTAGAGATGGGAGACATGCCAAAATTCGTCGGAGTTAACTATTTACGCTTTGATGACACATTTTATGTTAAAATTAACCAAGGAGTGTTGGACGAAGCTAAAGAAACCATCAAATACGTGCATGATTGTCTAAAAGAACGTATGGAAGTAGAGGAAAAGTACGAACAAAAACCTCAAAACCTATGTAAATGGTGTTCATTTCACAAATCAAACGGTGGAACATGTGACGCAGAGATACCAAAATGGAAACCTAAGTTCGGAACCAAGAAAAAGTATGCAAAAGATACGTTTAAAAACGCTACAGTTGATGAAGATACTATTCAGACTGCTCTAGATGTTAATGAAGATGGTGAAAAGAATGAGGTTTGGGATGACTAGTTATTTAGTCGTTGATGATTTTTACAGCGACCCTGATGATATGAGGGAAATAGCACTAAATAGTAAATTTGATGAGAGTGGTAACTATCCCGGTATAAGAACACAGCCACATTTATGGAATTTTGACCACATAATGGAGTATTTAGAAGGTATTATGGATATAAAGATTGATTCAAAGAGATGGAATGACTCTGAATACCAAGGGTGCTTCCAAATTGTAAATAATAATAATAAACAAGATACTGAAACAGGGACATGGGTACATGTAGACTCTGCAACAGATTGGTCTTGTATAGTTTTTTTAACTCCTAATCCACCTTCACCAATACATACTGGCACAACTTTATACAGACATAAAGAAACTGGTATATTTAGAGGATATGATTCTAAAATAGAAGAACATGGTTCTGATTATTCTAAATGGGAAGCGATAGATATGATAGGAAATATGTATAATAGAGCAGTTATATTTAAAGGTGAATACTGGCATGGTGCAACAGGTTATTTTGGCTCCGATTTAAATGATGGTAGATTATTTCAGACATTTTTCTTTTCAGAAGCTCCTAAACCTACTCCAATAGATGTAATAGATTTAGGTGATAAAAGACCAATGTTTACGAAGACTAAGGGAGATTAAAAATGATTGATTATTCATTTAATCTTACTACAACCCCAGAGAGATTAGAAGAAAGAGTATCTTTAGAGAAAACTCTAGAATCATTAAACAATCAAACTAGTCCACCAAGGAAAATAAGAATAGCAATTCCAGAATATTACATAAGATGGAAAAAATACTATAACAGTATACCAAAATGGCTAACCGCTATACCAAATGTAGAAATAGTTAGATGTAATGACTATGGACCTGCTACAAAGTGGATGTGCGCTACACATGCAGATACAGAATATGTAATAGTATGTGATGATGATAGATATTTCCATAATGATACTTCTGCAAAACTAATTAAAGCAATAAATGATATAAAATGTGATTCCATTTCTTTTTATGGTATGTGGTGGTGGATTGACCCTGATGACCAATCTAAAGGTGTAGATGAAAGTTTTATGATTTGTCAAGCTGCTGATGCTTGGATAACAAGAACTGAATGTTTAAAAGATTACCCAAAATTCTGGTATAGGGCTTTTAATTACTTTGAACAATCCTTTTACGTAGACGACGTTCTTACGTCTGCCTATATGCTTTATAAAGATATAGAGTATACATGTATTGACTATGATAAAGATGATGAGAATGTAACATCCGCAGAGGACTTACCTACAACATTTTCTAAATATAGTTTGTTAAATATACATGATATAGAGAAAAAATGGTTAAGAAAGAGACAACAGACAGAAGTTAGAGATAATATGTTAGAAATGATAAAGAATGAGACTAATTTGGATACATTTCCCGAAAATATGACTATAGAGCTCACTGAAAACTTGGTCAGGAACGATGGTACAAGCATTAATCCCACATTTTTCTCCAATTAGAGCAAAAGCTTTATATAGTAGGACGTGGTATAAATATATTATCCATGGCGCGCAATGACTATGGGGCCATCTCTGTAATTTCTGACGAGGAACGAGAAGCTTTAGGCTTAGGAGGAGGTTCTAGAAAACCAGATGAAGAAGAAGGACTCTTTGAAACGTTAGGCAAAGCTGGTGATAAACTAGGTGAAACTAAGTTAGGCCAGAAGGTAGGTTCTATTCTCACAGTAATAATTTTAGCCATGTTCGGTAGTGGTACTGCCGACTTAAGTATGTTAGAGGACTTTTTTGGAGGGGAAGATGAACCCATGTTGAAGGGTGGATGCATGGACCCAACCGCTATAAACTACAAACCGGATGCAGATTTTGATAACGGCAGTTGTGCTTTTCCTCCTCCTGTAATATATGGCTGTATGGATGAGAATGCTTTAAATTATAACCCTCAAGCTACTCATAGTAATAATCAGTGTAGTTACCCACCAAACCAAAATGGAACAGGTGAAGGTAACGAAACTAATACAAACGAAACAGTATATGGTTGTATGGATATAGACGCAAACAACTTTAATGATAGAGCCACAGAAGATGATGGTTCTTGCGATTACGAAAACGAGGAAAACCACTGTAACCATACCCAACTAGTAGTATGGGATGGACTACAAACGGAAGCTATAGGATATTTCAACGAAGGTAATAATTCTAGAGCTATAAACGTCAGTTACGAAAGAGATTCCATGGATAATTTAGATATATTTATTGATATGGATACTAATTGTAATGACTCAGAAGAACCTTTGAAAGTGATGATTTTTTACGACATTGGACATATGTTCCCTTCTTTTGATGATAATGGTACATTCCAATATTATATGTATGATAACTATACTTATGATGAATTTTATTTTGATGTATATGGCTGGGAAGGAGATGAACACTGGTTATACGCTAATGTAACAGACGACACATTTAGTAATGAATATGAAGGAGTGTATTTCTTTTATGTTAGTATACAAGTAGACTGGAATAACACAGGTGAATATGAATATGTTGGTTACTTCACTAACTGGCCAGCTTCATGGGCTGACGATTATGAATACAGTGAAGAAGATGGATTAAGACTTGAGGAGGATGTATGAGCGATGATAGAGTTGGCGACAAACCTGTTATTAATGATAATAATTACAATGTTAGCATTGATGGCAACTGTGTTCATTATTATGTGCTCGAAGATGATTATAAAATTACTATTACGGTTGAGACTACCGAAGATAGCGATGAAAAAGAAGAAGCAAAAGGAGGAGAAAAAGATGAGTAAAGACACAACAAGTGAAGGAACTACATTTAACGATGTATTTATGTTTATGATTGCCGTACCTTTAGTTTTACTTTGGGTTGGTTTCGCTGGTTTCGTTATACATAGCGGACTTGGCGACTCAGCAGTTCTTGAAAACATAGAAGCTTATACAACTTTGATAGCTATATTAGGAGGGCCAGCTCTTCTAATTATTAAAGATGCTTTAGATGTATGGAAACAAGAACAAGCAGAGAAGACAGCCTTTTATAAAATAAAGGCACAAGCAGTTATTGATTATAACGATAAAGCTCAGGCACAAGCCCAATTAATTGAGGCTAATGACCAAGCACACGAACACAAAATAACTACAGTTAAGAAAGTAGCAAAAAAATAAGGAGAATAAATGGCAACTACAATAATTAAAGCAGAAGGCTATGCTAACATGTCAGCAGCAGCCGATGCCCTAAAAGCCGCGACCAACGCACTTACACTAGGTGCTGATACCTATGTAGGTATTGAAAAAATTGGTTCAGGTAATTGGGGATACTGGTGCTTACACGACAATTAGACATAAGCTTTATATAGTCTTATGTTCTAATATAATTGTGGCTCCTAACAGACCACGAACCCACAGGATATTTACGCAAATGCGTCTCTTGGGGCCACACAACGAAAGCTTTATATAGTGCTATTGTATTATATAAAAACAGGTGAAAAAACCTATGAACGAAACAAATAACAACACAGCAGCAAATGAAACTGCAACTAATGAGACTACCGAGGAAGGTAATCTTACTGCAATCATTGACACTGTAGAAGAATCTGGTATTTTAGATACTTTGATGGATGAACCATTACTTATGGCATTAGCTGCTATGGTATTAGGTATGGGTGCTTATATCGCTTATACTGTTCCAGCAGTTAAAGAATTAGTTTTTAAATACTTAAAAAATAATGAAGCTGAATTGATGGATTTACTAGATAAGAATCTAACTAAAGCCCAGATGAAAGCTTTTGACAAATTAGATGCTACAGCACAAAAGCACGTCAAAGATTCTTTAGTCCGTAATGTATTAATTACAGCATGGGACGAAAAGGATGACGAACTTAAAGGCTTAGTTAAATCTAAAGTTAAGGCTGCTCTTGACGAAACCAAGTAATGGAAGTCAAGGAATACGAAGAGCGATTACGCCAGCGAGTCGGAGAAGGTGAATATGCACGTCATAAAGAACTTGTCCGTCTTCTGGCGCGCAATCTTGCTCTTGAAGACGTTCTGTGGGAAGAAATTCTTGTATCTATTCGGGATGTTGACGCTCGAACAGAGTTATTGCGACAAAGAAATACAATCGTTAAAGACATACATACAGAATTCAGAGCGTTGAATATAGAAATACCAACTGTTGTAGAAAAGAACAGTGAAAACTTCTCGAAGATACTGGAGGACATTATAGATGACAGCGATAAAGAACGAGAAGAACCTGAAGAACGCGATTAGCGGCTTCGCTGCTCATGATTCCCGAAGTTTAGAAAAGATTTTTGAAATTTGTCGCGCAGACGAAAAAAAGATGACTCTATTGATTAGAGCATTCTGTGAAGCATATTTAATTGACAATAAACAAAGACCACTTAGATTAAGACCACTACAAGAGCAAATAGTAGTAAAAACGTTAACACATCCTGATGGAGATGCAGATAAACATCGTAAACTTGCTATATTGGCTCCACGGGGCAGTGGGAAATCATTTGCGCTCTCGGTAGCTGTATGTATCTATATGTTCTTTAATAGATTTAGAGATTTAATATTTATCTTGGCTCCATCTGAGGACCAAGCTTCACTTATATTTAATTATTGTTATAGGCATTTTGCTGACAATGCCTTTCTTGATGGCTTAATTGACCATTACAGGTTTCACAACAAACCTAATATCACAATGAAGGGAGGGACTGTGCTACGTAGAGCCCCATTAGCTCCTTCTAACCAAGGACAAGCTATACGAGGACAACACCCAACAATGTGTATTGTAGACGAAAGTCCTTTGATTGATGATAGATTGTTTGTAGATAATGTAGAACCAGCTATTGTATCTAATAGAGCTCCCTTTATTAACTTAGGTACACCGAAAAGTAAAGAAAATCACATGTGGCGCTATCTTTACGATGACGCATATGAAGGAACATTCGAGCGAATGGTATTTACATGGAGAGATGCAGTTAAGCCGGGGAGAGCATATTCTGCACCTTATACTGATGATGATATGGCTGAAAAGATGAGGGAATGGGGGGAAGATTCAATTTATTGGAGAACAGAATATGAGTGCGAGTTCGTCGAATCGGTCTCGAACATCTTCAATCCCGAATTACTCAAAAGCTGCCTCACACGAGGACTTACGTTTGTCGAGAGTGGAAGTTCATATCCAAATTGTGTTGTGGGTGTTGACATTGGTAAATCTGTTAATAGCACTGTTATTAGCGTATGGAGTACATCTAAAGACAAGGATACTAACCGAGCAAATCTTATCTACCTTGAGGAGATATCTCCAAAGTCAGGTGGACATGACATTCCATATCAACGTAAGCGTATTATGGATATTGCAAGTGATTATGGTGCTGAGCGTGTTATTATTGACGCTACGGGTATTGGTGGTGCTATCGAACAAGAAATTAGATTAGCCTGTATAGAACATAAACCTCAAATACATTTTATACCTTTTATATTTACTGGTGGCCCACGAGGTAGTAAAACCCAAGTTTATAGAGATTATGTATCTTATATACAGCAGGGTCTGGTGAGAGTCCCTCATCCAGATGGTTTAGAAGCGCCTCAGGCCAAATTAGTTAATAAATGGCTTAGAGAACACATAGATTTAGAATATGTTATGGATGCTGCTAATAAAACAGAAAAGATTGCAGCACCAGATGGAAAGCACGATGATTACTGCGATAGTTCTGTCATAGCTTTACACGCATCTTTAGCGATGTTACCTACTGGTTCGTCATTTGCTAGTGTAAATATACAACAATCTGGCCAAAGAAGAAGGAATACATCAAAAAGAACCTTATTTACTACAACGCGTAGGAGCAAAAGTATTAATAAGGGACGTTTAAGCGGTATTTAAAGGCTTTTCGGCGAAAGCTTTATATACTATAATCTACTATATAGTTTTGATAGCCGTGGCTCTAAGTGATTATTGGCCTTTTAATAGGCGCAGTTTTGCAACAAAAGGGACGAACCCTCCATTTTCCAAAGATGACCCTAGAAGTTATGGTGCAGGTGTCATAAAAAGGTTACAATTACAAAATAACCCTTCTATTTTTGGAAAATCTGGTGGAAATGTCAAAGAACCTCAGATTGGTGACAATAGAACATATATGAATGTTTATTTAGCAGACCCTATAGTAAGGACTCTAATTGACTTACCATGTATGTATGCAGCCAAAGATGGGTTTGATATTGTAACTGATAATGACGAAGACAGAGAAAACATAACTGCTTTATTCAACGAAATTAATATGGAGCAATTATTATATACATGGCTACGTAATGGAAGGATATTTGGTACATCTTACATGGAATGGACAGGAGACAACCTTGTTATAAGGTCTTCTCAAAATATGTTTATTCAAAGAGACCCTAATGGACAAGTAATGTACTACTATCAGGATTTAGGAGACGAAGATGAGTCAGTTAGATTTGAAGAAACAGAGCTTATATGCTATCGTAACAACCCGTTCGATGATTATGCTTATGGTCTTAGTGACATCCATCCAATTCTTTATTTGGTTGACCTCAAAGATTATGCAGAGCGGGACATCGGTGCTGCTCTCAACAAATACGCTACTAGTAGGTTTGATATTAGTGCTGGACTCCCCGATATGCCTTATGGTCCTGATAAAATTAACGAGATTGTGGACGCATTTAATTCGCTGGAACCCGGCGAAGACATTATTCATGGTAATGATATTGTTGTCAAGGAGTTACAAGGTACACAGCGAGCCTTTGAGTATGGAAAATATACTGATGATTTGCTCAAGAAAATCCATGTGGCACTTAAGGTTCCGATTACAATGTTCGACAAACCAGAACAAGCACGTGCAATCTTTGAGCCATATGTTAGACATTTACAGTCTGCGGTGGAAGCTGCTCTCAATGCGCAGTTGATGCCACAGTTATTAGGTGGAGATGCTAAGTTTAAGTTTAGACAAATAAATGTAGACGACGCATTCCTAAAAGCTAAGACAGACATGATATACCTTTCAGAGGGAGTTCTTTCACCCGGTGAAGTAAGGTCAGAGAGAGGATTGAATCCAGAAGGAGCAGTGGAAACGCAAGATACCGCAGAGAACGTTAATGTTTCTGGAGGAAAAAATCAAGACAAGAAAGAAGAAAAACAAAGAACAGAAAAACGCGCTGGTAACGAACCAGCTGCAAATCCAACGGGGGATAAGAAAGAATGAGCAAAGAGTACGACTACGAGCGTTGTATTATAGAAGTAGGCCCAACT